TTTGTATCTCCTTGTGCTGTTTCATTTAATAAATCATTTAGTGCACTATTAGATGTAAAGTTTTTAGTTTTATGTTGTTTTATAGGTGCAGTTCCCATTATTTTTTCTCTTAAAGAATGTTTTGCTACTTCAGGAACTTCTGTTGTTATTTCTTTATGTTCTACAATAGTTGGTTTTAATTCATCACGTAAATCTTCTTTAAGTGTTTTAATTTCTCTACGTAACGCATAATCGATTTCTTCTCTAACTACTTTTCTAATTAGATTTTCAAAGGTTTTTGCTTTCATGTTTGTTTGTTGTTTGTTATAAATATAAATTTTTTTTAAATATTGATTATTTTGAAACTAATATTATATCTTACTACCCATTCTTTAGTTTCTTGTTCTACTCTAGATATTTTCTCTAAAGCTCTTGTATTTCCTTGAAGTTGTAAAGTAGCTATTAAATTATTATATAAAGCTTCAGAACTAGCTATTAAGTCTTCAAGACTCATACCATCTGCTAAAGAATTTATATTACTTCCATCTATTGTATTAACTCCTAATCCTCCATTACCCCAAGCATCATTACCATCATTTCCAGTTCCATCTCCTATTCCAGTACCTGTTGCTCCTCCAGAACTTAATAATTCTTCACATGCTGCTTCATGTTCTAATTTTAAATATAATAAAAGGGCTGCTAGTTTATCTATCATAGCCTTTAATTTTTTTAACCCTGCTAAAGGAATTTGTATAAGATTTAATATTTTATTTATTTTATTTACATACATTTGAACTATAAGTCCTAAACTTAATATTAAAGCTGATAATCCTGCTATTGTATCAAAAGCTACATCTGCTATAGCTTCAGCCATTATAAGGGGTCCTGGAGGTACTCCTGCTCCATTAGGAGGAAGGGGGATGTGACCTGCTATTTTTATTAATATTTTAGCTATAGTTACTGCTATTCCTAATATTGCAATTATAGGATTTAAAACTTCTGCTAATGCTGCTATTTTAGCTAAAAGTCCTGATGGGTCTGTTATTTTTCTTAATTTTTCATCAACTCCCTCTAATTTATCTACACCCTTATCTAAGATTTTTTGAAATTTATCTATTTTATCTTGTATTTGTTTTATTTTTTCTTCAAATTCTTCTTTTCCCTTACCAGTACAGCTATCTAATGATATTTCTGATTTTAATTGATCTACAACTTCTTGTGGTGAAGGTATTTGTTGTTTAAGTTTTATTATTTGTTTTTTACCTTGAGATTTAATTTCACTCTTAGCTTTAGTAATAGCTTTTTGTACTATATTACCTATTTCATTTCTTACTGATTCTGTAGACATTTTATACTAGTTTTGTGTTTGTACTCATCATATCATCTAAATCTATTTTTAGTTCTTCTATGTTTGCTCTTATATCATTAAAAGTTGAAAAATTTTTAGGATTCATTCCCGTTAAGGGTCCTTCAGCTATTGTATATGCTACATTTACGCAAATTTTATCTGTTATTTCTTCTATTACATCTAACATTTCTGTTAATATTGCTTTTAATTCTTCTCCTAATACTGCTGGTTGTGTAGGAAGTGTATCATCATATTCTAAACCTAAATAAATTTTAGGTGAATTTACTACAAATTTACTTTTTTCATTTGGGCTTGTATCAAAATGAAAACTACCATTTGTACTAAAACCTATGGCTTCATTAGCAAATAATAAAACACTGTCTGTTTTAGCATTAAATAATAATCTGTCTGAATTTATTACTACTTGATTTCCTTGATATGTGCCTGGGGCTTCTGGTATATATGTCATATTATATGTCGTCTGTTAGAAAAGAATCTGAAGCTTCCATTTCTGCTTTATCTATTCCGTGGGTGTATATTCCTCTTCTTTCTGCTCCTTCAACCTCTTTTCCATACCATTCATGAAGATTTTCTACGTTAGATGCTAAGGATACTATTTTAGGATTATTATCTTGATTATAAGATATATGAATCCATGATGAATTAAGATTTCCACTACTAAATTCTCCTTTTTCAGGAAATTCCCAAATTAATTGATGGAAGGCAGGTAATTTAGCTAATGCCCAATTAAATATCTCTTCTGATTTTCCTTCAGTGTAAATTAAATCAGCTGCCATTCCATGTATGTGTTGAGAATTTTCTACACCTCCTACTGCTGCATTTAATTTTTTACATCTATAAACTGAAGTTACTCCTATAGAATTACCACTACTATTTGGTAAAGTATTAAAATGATTCATAATAGGTTGAATACATTTATTATGTAAGTTTTCTAAATTACCTATAATATATTCTGCTGTTAATTTTTCATTTTCTCCCACATCAGCACCAGGAAAATTATTTATATCTTTATCGTCTGCTGTTTTACTTACTATATATGATTTTACTTTAAAAGCCATTATATGTTAGGGAATTTAATTCCATTTTGTGTTGCAAGTGCAATTTTAGCTTCTTTAAGTACTTCTGAGACACTACCTGCACTTTTTGGGTGTGAATATATTATTGTCATTTCTTTATTTTTCCATTCTATTCTATTAAATGGACCATGTTTATAGGTATAAAAGGCATAAGGTGCTAAATCACCTATAGGACCATCTTGTAATCCTGATGGAAATTGTTCTTTTGTTACTACTTCTAATGCATCGGGATGTATTGGTGGTGGAGCATTAGTAACAGGTCCTAATTGTCTCTCTACATCTATTCCAGTATTATTTTGATATTGGAAAGCATCTAAAAATATTTCATCTCCTGGAAAAACAGCTTGATTATCTGAAAGTGCATCATCATATTCAGCTATATCATCTTGTACCTCTTCAGGGGGCATTTCTTCAGGTTCTGCTGGAACTGGGGGTGGAGTTACTGGGGGTATATCTTCTACTACTACTACAGGTAAAGGATCATTAGGAATTATTGGTTCTATTTTTGTAATTGCCTCTAAATTAGCACCAAAAGATAATTGATATCTTGATGATGGAGTAAAATCTGTTAATTGTTGGTTAGAACATAAATATATACTTGAATTATCATTATCTATATCTTCTAATATATGTTCAAAAGATTCTTTATCTTCATCTTCTCTTTGACCATTTCTTATTATTGTTATAGGATCTCCTATATTTCCTTCATTACTCCACCTATTAATATCGTTTAATTGATTAAAAGTAGTTGCCCCAAATCTTATAGAATTTCCAAATCTTCCTTCTAAAATAGTATCTCCTTCATAGGGTCTTAAGGGTCTTATTTTTTCTATTTCTTTAAAATATGTTCCTAAATTAATAGTATATTCTTTATCTTCAGACGTAGTTTCTCCCGCTTCTGTTTCTTCATTGGATAAAGATATATTATTATTTTGGATTAAATTTGGAAATGCATTATGTAAAGGGTGATTTTGTACTTTTACAGCTGGTAAATAATATGAAATTATTTCTTTATTATCATAATAATTAGGACTTGGACCTTTTACTAAATATACTATTTCATTAACTACAGGATATTGAGTTATACTAGCAAATAAAGGTTTTGCATATCCTAATCTATCTGTTGATTTATTATCAGGTAATCTTTGATTTAATTTAGAATATAATATAGTTCCTATAGCATCATTATTTCCTAATAATTCATATCTTTCAGGATTAAATTCGTTATTTAAAATAACTTCTTGAACTCTTACAGCTTGTAGTTTAGTGTTCATTAGGTTTTTCTATTTGTTTTGGTTTTTCTACTGTTTTTGAAATTTCTTCAGCAACATCCATTAATTGGCTCATTTCTTCTTCAGTTAATAAACCACCATCACCATTTGAAGTAGTACTTGTAGATAAACGTTGTACAATAGCAGCCATCTTAATTAGTTGGTCGTCATTTTTAACACTTATTTCCATATATTCTTTAATTAATGGAACTACAACTGTAGCATCACCTAAAGATTGGACTAAAGGTCGTAACTCAGCAATTAAAGAAGCAAGTTGAGTTGCTTTTTTCTTTTGATTACCGTGAATTTCTTTTAATAAATCCCCAAAAGATTTATCATCGAATAATATTTGGTTTAATGAATCCATACATTTTGTAATAAATATGGAATTTTTAAATTTTTACATAACCTGTTTCATCAAATTCAGTCCATAATGTTTTATATACTGTTTTTAATTTTTTAGTTACTTTAGTAATAACGGGAGTATCTACATCTGTCATTTCTCTTATATAGATATAGAGAGCTTTTTTATTAAAAATTTCTAAATTTTCTCTTCGTTTAAAAAGTATGTTAATAGCATCACAAACCTTTCTATCTTTATCTTTTTTAAACATAGTAAACATATGTTTATCAATATATTCTGTGAGATAATCTATAAAATCTTTTATTTCTTGTTTACGTCCATCTCTTCCTAATTGATATAAAACTCCCTCATCCTCATCAGCTTTTAGGGGATCTACTTTTGCCTTTTTCTTTTTGTAATTATTATTATTATAAAGAATAAGATAATTTTTTCCTACAATTGAAAAGTAACTAAATGCTTTACTACCTCTTTCTGGTTTAAAATAATCTAATTTTTCTAAAAGAAAACAAATTACTTCATGTTTTAAATCTTCTAAATCATCTACTTCTGTATAGTAAAATTTAAAGGTATGGATAAGATTTTCAGCTAACTTATAAAAAGGATAATGTATTCTTCTAGCAAATATATTGTCTCTTTCTTCTTGATTTGATGATGCTAAATATTCTTTTATAGCTCTATCTGTGTCTGGTGTAAAATATTGCTTTTTTGTTTTTTTTCTTCCTCTTTTTGGTTTTGCAATATCTGAAGAACCTACAATAAAGTCTAAATCATTATTTGTTGGGGGTAAAGGTGCAAATTTGGTTTTGTATGACATTTATTTAAGGGTAAATTCGTTTAGAGCTTCTTGTATTTTTTCTACTTCTTTAAAGAAAAAACCAATTTCATCATCTGCTACAAATGAGCCTTTATGGTCTAAATGTTTTAATCTTTTATCACAAGCTTGTATTGCTTCACTTTGTTTAGTAATAAAATCTTCTAATCTTTCATTTCTTAAAATTAAATTTCTTATAATAAAAAAAGAAGTGGTTATTACTACTGTTAATATGATACTAAGTGTTAACATAATTAATCTTTAAAAAATGAATCTATAACATCTAATGTTGCTGACGCTAATTTTGGGTTGTTTGCTGTATTTACTTTTTTGGCTGTTCTAAGTGTTTTATCGCCTTTAGTAGCGTTTGCTGGTTTTGATTTAGGAACACTATTAGACGCGTTATTCCATAATTCAAATTCTATTTGAGCAGCCATATGATCTGCTTGATGCATTAATAATGGTAAGTGGGTTCTTAATCTAGTTTCTTTTTGACCAGACATAAAATAGAACTTATTTGATTCGTCATACAAACCATCATGAATTTTAATTGTAATAAATTCATTTTGTGTAACTTTACAACCAATTTCTTGAAGTATAAATAATGATCTTTCTGGAACTTTCATTGCTGGAATGTCAGTGTTAAACTTATACATTTGAC